CTTGCTGGTTCTATAGATGCTAAATTAGATGACTTGTTAACATTAGAAGGAAATGACCAAGAATGGGTAAGTCCGGGTTTGCTTAAAATATATAATTCAGGTGGTAAAGTAGGTGGAGTAACTTTTGCGGAAATTGAAACAAGAGATACAGCTGGAGTACAAACATTTGATATAACTAAAGTAAGACAGTTTATCAGGACTAAATAATGGTATACAATGTAATTACTGAACTCACTGGTCTATTTAAATTCCTTAAAAGATATGGAGGAGTGTTAGAGGAAATAGTACAATTAATTGGATTTTCAACTTTAATTCCGGGATTAATTAATCCAATATTTAATAAACCAAAAAGAAAATTACAACCAAGAAGAAGAGTATATCCATATCAAGAAGAAAAGTTTTCATTTAGTTTTAAAGATCCATTGACAATAAAGACTAGAAGAACATATCAATGGAATGAACCATTAAATGTAATAACACCAGTTCACATGAAATCACAAACTCCCCTCGATGTGTTAACTGATGTGAAGTGTAGTGAAGTTAGTTCATTAACTGTAATTACAAATCTCGACACTGTAGTTCTAGAAAAAATTATAATTTTCAGTGAGATGATTTATAAATCTATAGAGAAGATAAGGATAAGTACATTCCTTAAGTCATCCATATTAGAGGCTTTAAAAATAAGTACTGGACTTAAAAACAGACTTAAAGATAAGTTAAAAATTAAATCATCTGTTAAATCAAATAAAATTCGGGACAGACTTGAAAATCAAAGCGTTTATATGGATGACGTTGGACAAATAGAAGAGATAGAGTTGATTCAGATTTTAGGTGATATAGATGCTTTACGATGATGATATAATAAGACAGGTATTAGATTACCTTAGAAATAATCCGTCTGCTAATCTTTTGGATATTAAAAATACTTTTAAATTAACTGATAATTATGCAAGGGATCTTATGTATAGAATAATGAGGGAGTCTAATATACATGGGTAATGACGGTAGATGGTCATGGATTAAGGGTGGTTTAGACCAAAAGGATAGAATACAAAAAGACTCATTAAAAGAGAGAGCTGCCAAAGAAAATACTGCAACTAAGAGGGAAAGGGCTAGAGTTCAAGATGATGAACAAAAGAAGATAAACCTTTACAGTGAAGGCGTATGTTATAAATGTCATAAGGTTGACCAAGTATTATCAAGCCTGTTCTTAGTGTGTAAGGAATGTGTTGAAAAACATGGTGATGAGGCTTTATTGAATATAGTGACTTTTCCAAAGATGATTTGGGAACTTTGTGATTTTCATGAAGAATGGGTATGGTATGAAGTAATGCAGATTAATTGTTCACTATGTAATACTTGTATGAGAAGAGTAAAAAAATTACATACAGCATATAGAAAATCGGGAGGTAGAATTAAAAATTCACCAGATTATGTCAGAAGAAGAAAAATATATGGAAAAGATTATAATCATTTATTAGGAAGTAGTCTAAAAGAATTTAAAATGCGTACATCTAACTCATCTTATTTATATTAATATCTCATTTTTGAGTAATCTATTTTAGCTTCTTCTATTCTTATTTTTTCCTCTAATTCTTCAATTTTCATTTTTTGTTCCATAGTTGCGGGTTCATCTTCCTCTTCAAAATGGAATTTTAACCCTTGTCCTTGAGGATAATAATTTAATACAAAGTGAATTTCTCTTTTATCCATATTATACATTACATTTCCTAAAATTGTTACAGGTCTTTTTGGTAGGGCTATTCCCTTATACAGACATTTCTTTTTAAATATATTATTTTTTCCAAAAAATCGTTTTGGTATATTTATTTCAATACACTTATTTTCAGGATTATATGATAATTCAGTTCTTTTGACTTTATGAGGTTCTATATCAAACTGCATCTTGACAAATTGAGTTAATCCTTCATGAATATGCAAATATCTGTTTTGTAGATTTACATTATTTTCAATCATTTTCCAATCAGTTTTAAACCAAAAAGCACCACTTTCGGGGATATAGATTTCAGTCACATCCAATCTAGTCTGTTCAAGACCATTATAGGTATACCGCTTATTATAAGTCTCAATATTGTCGTGAATGTAAAAGTCCATATCTATCCTAATCACTACCTTTATATAATCCTTTCTTTTAGGGTGGGTATGGGAATAACTATTACTAAAAGAGAAACCACACTAATACTTGCAACACTTGTTATAGGTATGTTACTACTTACATCTGCTATAGGCATATCTATGGGATTTATATATGGTGACATTAAATTTACTCAAGTGCAATTTGATCAAGCATGGCAATTCAGCATACTATTTGCTGGAGCAGCTCTGATGTACTTCGGATTTCGTGCTGGGCAAAATAACGGTTCTGCGATAGGTCAATCGTAGACCAAATCACTATTTTTAAATATGGTAAACTAATCGTTTATATATGGGTGAATTTATAAATTTCATCACCAAAGGTATCGAGTTCGAGAAAGATGGTGATAGACGTATATTTAGTGGTCATATAACTGCTGAGATTGTAGACCATCAAAATGAGTTTATTTTTATAAAAGAGGTTATGGATGTTATGGAAACATTCATGAAAGTTTTACCAGTATTATCAGAGGCTCATAGTAATAGGATGATAGGCAAAGTCCTGAGTTATGAGAAATCTGAAATTGAAGGTCATGAATCAGTTAAAATTACAGCTGAGGTTTTCAAACAAGATGGAGTTACTCTGTATGATAATGTCTGGAATAAGATAAAGACCAATGTATATTCGGGACTTTCAATGGGTGGTGGAAGTAAAAATAGAGACACTATGTTTAAGGATGGAAGAATGGTAATGAAATTATCAGATTTAGAATTATATGAAATAGCAGTTTGTCCTTCTCCAGCAAATCCATTGGCAATTATAGATAAATATAATCAATTTGCAAAGTCAGATTTCTTTCAAAAAGCAAATGATATAGATGACAGACGTATTTTACAATGTAGCTCAGTATCTTGTTATTTTGGAAAAGGTATAGATGATAATGTAGATTTAGATTTAGATAATGATAAAAATGCAAATTTAAGTAATGAAGAAAAAGCAAATATACATCAGAAACTTCCAAAACCGGGAGAAATTCATTTGAATGTAAATGGAGATAAAATTAATATCAATAAAGAATCACAAGATGTAGTATTAGGAACAGATACTAGAAGACCAAATCGTAATCCTTTAATACCTTCACCAGAAATAAAAGAGAGAGCTAATATTATGGGTAAACAAGAAGTAGATCAAAGTAAGGCTATTGTAGATGATAAAGGTGATATAGGTGAGAAGGCAAAAGATTTTGACGAGCCTAAAATTGAAAAACATCATATTCCGGGATTTCCAGAAGATGTAGAAGAAAAAGCTAGAAAGAAAAATGAAGAGCTAAGTAAAACAATAGCATTAAATCATTTAAAATATCAAGACGAAATAATCAAAGAAAAAGAACAAAAGATAAAAGACCTTAGTGACAAGTTAAAAATCGCACCATAATATAAATCTTCGCTATACTTATATAGTAAAGAGCATCCATTTTAAATAATGACTGACGAAACTAAAACAGAAATCACAAAAGAAGATCAATCTGTAGATACTACTTTGGCAAATGTTGTCCAAGACCTTATTAAGACTAAAGATACTCTGATAGTTGAGAAATCCTCAAGGATTGAAGAACTAGAGAAGAAATTGGCAGACCTTAGTAAAGATCATGATGTCGTAAATGCAAACCCTGTAGATGGTGGAATTGAAAAGCCTCAAGGCGTTAAAGCCACTGATCCAGACGATGTAGGCACAGATGCAAAAGCAGATAATTACATAGCTCCTAAACCTAGTGAAGCTCAAGCCGATATTATTCCTCCAGCAGTAAAAGAACCATCAAAAGATGAAACAAGTGTTACTATGGAAAATAAAGCTGACGACTCTGATGAAAAGAAACCAGAAGAGAAGAAAGAAGAAGTGAAGAAAGACGAAGAGCCTAAAAAGGAAGAAGAGAAAAAAGAAGAGACAAAGACAGAAGAAGTAAAGAAAGCAGATCCAGCTTATAAAATAGTTGAGACAGTTAGACCAATGATAAAAGCAAGAGCTGATAACGACAATGTACCAACAGCATATCAAATGTTAAAAGCAGTTGAGAATGGCTTTGGGGAAACAAGAGATGCAGCTCAAGCATTAGTTATTATGCATCAAAAGATGCTTAAAGGTGAATTTGGTGACGGAAATCCGTCAAGAGGTGGCTACTGATGTCACAACCATTTTTAGGACTAACCACTTTAGATGAACTTTTAAACTGGACTTACAACAGAACACCCGATGAAATTATGAAAGCATCATTTTCGACTGCTTCACAAGGGGTATACAATCCATTATTCGGTGCAGCTGTTTGGGCTAACTTTAACTTAGAGGCAAATATATTTGCAGCTTTACCAAAATATGTCTGGGACTTTTCTGGATGGCGTATCTATGAGGCAAAATCTCCAACACTAAGTACAACTGGTATCGGTGGAGCAACCGACAACAACAACCCTCTGGGTGGTACTAATGAAGGTGGAGAAATTGCAGTAGCAATCGTACCTACAGTAAAAGAAATCAACGTAAAGCCAAAAACAGAACAGTATCCTTTCGAGGCAACTGAAGTTCTTGAGCAATTAGTTGATCATTCTCGTGACGATAACTTTGGTTCTCTTGCACAGCAAAGAGTATATTCATCTGATCAGTTCAAAGAAAGAATTAACCTTCAATTAGCTTATGAACCAATCGATAACGATACTACAGCTGAAGAGAATACAACTCAATTTAACGTTGAATCATTAGTAAGAATCATTTCATCCTTAGCAGAAACCGACTTTGTTGATACACAAACATCAACATTAGCTGATGGAAGCATGAATGTTTGGAATTACACTGGTGCAACTGAAATTGATAGAACAACCGCAACAGGTTCAGCAGTATTTGATTCTACAGTAAAATCTGCATCAGGAACACTCGGTACAGCCGATGTTTTGACAGACTCACTGATTAGAACTACATTACAGCAAGTTCGTGTTGCTGGTGGTAAAGAGCCAACAGTACTACTTGGTGGACAGGATACTTATTCTGAAATCCAATCAATTTACATGGCAGCTTATCGTATTCAAAATACAGCCGATCTTAGAACTGAATTTAGCACAACCGTAAACGGTGTAGAGACATTTACTGGTACAGGTGCAGGACTTCACATCGCAAGTGTGTATGGACTTCCACTAATTCCTTCAAAGGATGTACCAGCTGGTTTAGATGCAGATACAAATGCTGGGGATCTATTAATCCTTAACACAAGTTCTGACAAAACCGCTCCGGGAAAACCTTTACTTGGAATCCAAGTAATCAAACCAACTGTTTACTATGAAGCAGGAAAAAGAACACTAGGCTATCCATATATCAACGGATCATTCAATGACCGAGCACTATATGAGGCTATGTTTGAGACAACCTGTAGAAACTTCAAGGCACAAGCTAAAATCAGAGACATCGCAGAATCTACTATTTAGTAGAATTTCCCTTTTTTTTATTTTTTTTATATGTCCTAATTTTAGTATATATGTCCTATACCTAGGACACTGGTAATATTTATATACCAGAATAAAACAGACTTAGGTATGACAGTCGCAATAACAGTTAATCCAAAATTCAAGAAACTGAATGAAGATCCTAGTTATCGAATAAAACCCGGTGGAGTAGGTAGAGAGGCTGAAGTGGTCGTAGATATTGTTGTAACAACTGAAGATTTATCAGATGCAGTTATAGGCAATTTCATTACTGATTTTTCAGGTACAGGTATACAATTTAGACAAGTATATTCTTTACAAATAATCGATCAAGATGATCTTACTGATTTGTACTTTTTCAATGAAGGAGCAGCTTCAGATGCAGCTACAGCTTCTATTGATGTAGTTCAAATTGCAGATGGTTCAGTTCAAAATGGTGCTTCAATTACAGTCACTTTGACAGCAATAATTCGTGGTATTATTTAGGAATACTTAAATATCATAACTTTCATATTTTTTTATGGCTCAGAATAAACGTAAACTGACAGCTGATGCTGATTTAGTTGTTTCTACAATTCCGGGAAAATTAATTCAAATCACTACTGCTCTTGGAGGAGATAATATTTATGTTCTTCATAATGGAAGTTTAGATTCAGATCCCGTACTCTATAAAGTAGATGTTAGTGAACCTGTCCCTCATGCAGACTTGAATATACCATTTAAGAAGCTGTTTTGTGACAAATTGAGTGGTGCTGGTGGAGATATAAACATCATATTTGAATAAACTTTAATACTATAGAACTTTTATATTAATTATGCCTACGTTTTCATTAACCCCAACTGAGGGAATATTTGGGACTGTAATAAGTCTGACTGGTACAGGATTTGCTGTAACTACCAAAATAGTGATAAGATGGGATGTTGATCTTTTACCACTTGGTAGCGGTAATGAAAAATCTGGAGTTATAATGGAAACTATTCCAGCTACAATTACTACAGATGGTAGTGGAGATTTTACAGCAACAATAGTTCCAATGAATCATGTATGGGATTCTATTCGTATTACAGCTTTTGATGGTAATGATACTGAAGAAGCATTTTTTAATCAATTAAGAGAAGTAGAATATTGTACTGCTAAAGATGTAGCAGATTGGTTAAGAATTACTATTGATTCAAATACAGATCCAAGTAAGGAAATGATAGATGATTATATTATATCAAATGAAGATGAAATGGACAATGTTATGTTACATACATTTTTAGTGGAAAGACAAGTCAAGGAAGTCTTTGATGTAAATAGAGTTTGGGATTGGGGAAGAGGTTTACCAATTTATCCAAAACATAGACACTTGAAAGATTTCGATCCAAAACAGGGAGATCAAGTAGAAATATGGAATAGCAACGGATGGGTTGACCAAAGTACAATGAGAATATTTTTCGAGGAAATAAAAGGTGTAGTTTACATTAGAGGATACTTGTTTACAATTTTAACAAAGATGAGATTTAGACTTACTTATAGATATGGTGGAACTGATGAGATGCAAGCTATTCCAAAGGATATTAAAAGATGTTGTGTGCTAATGACAGCTATGAACGTTTTGGAAACTGATTTTGCCATGTCACAAATCCCGTATGGTGGAGAAGGTAATGTTGATAAGGATAAGATAATGACTAGATGGCAAACTAGAATAGATAGGATATTACAAAGACGTTCAGAAGTAATAACTATATGGTGATACTATGCCACAATTACAAATCATACAACAAACAGGTTATATTTTATCAGAAAACCGTGAAGAGATGGATAGGTTTATGGATCATATGCAGATTAAGATAATTCATAAATTGAAAAAGACTATTGGGGAACAGGATATAAATTTTACAGGAGATATGACAAAATCAATAGAAAAAGGTAAGGAAGATGGATTACATATTATTTCTATAAATTCTCCATATGCTCATTTGGTTGATAGAGGTCTAAGTCCGGGAACTTGGGTTAATTATGAAAAATTAAAAATTTGGGTTCAAGGAAAAATAGGAATTACTGAAGAACCAGAATTATCAAGTGTAACATGGAAGATATTAAAAAAGATTCAAAGGGATGGCATACGCCCAAGAAGATTTGTAAAAAAAGCATTAAAGGCATTTATCGGTCAATTTGGTACACCTTCAGTTCGTAGAGTAGGAAGTAAGAGAAGTAAATCAGGACAATGGTTGAATAAAATCAGTAAAGCAATTAGAAAAATTAATAAAAACTTGAGAAAAATTTCAAAGAATATAAGCAAGGTTACTAAACCATTAGGGAGATATAAATGAGTGCAAGAACTGATGGAATGGCTGGTTTACCATTTGCAAATGATATAATTAAATTATTGAAAAGTGAATGGCTTCCGGGAACTGGAGGAAAAAAACCTGTATTTACTGCAAAGTGGAAAAAGAAAGTAGTAGGTCATGGTACTAGCAGATATGATGAAGTCATAGTTGAACTTGATACAGAAGATCCAAGAATATTTAGTCTGATTTCAGCAATAGGATCAGATGGTAAATTTGATTATGATTGGCTACATGATTTATCTGTTACTGTTGATGTATACACAAATACAAGTGAGGATCGGGTACTTCAATTAGTTGATGAAATATTGAGAATACTCAAAAATAATGTTGTTACTACCATAAATCTTAGGGATTATGTTCAAATTTTGCCCGGAACTATAACCTCTCTAAATGAGGAATTTAGAAATATCTATAGATATACCATAGATGTAGATGCCATGAGGTTTAATCCATGAAAATATTTAAATACATTGTATCGGGTGATATTGTATGACTACAGGCGTTTTCGCAGCTTCAGCTGCTAGTGTTTATGCTGAATATGGATTTGAATCAGCATTTGGTGGTGGAGCTAGTGGAACAATATTATTTGGAAAAGAGGTAAAATTAACAGGTCTGGAAGTCAAGAATAACCAGATGCCACTTGGTCAATTATATACTCCCGAAATAGAATCTTTTGCTTATGGTAAAACTGAAGGTAAAGTTTCTCTTGAATATGTTTTAAGTAATCCTTGGTTCTTAAATTCAATTTTTGATACTGTTGCTACCGCAGCTGGAGCAGGAAATTTATTTACACATACTTGGGTTACTGATCCAAGTGTAGATGCAACAATTAGAGATTTGAATACTATGGCATTAAGAATAGGTTATGATGTTAATGCTAATTTTTTGAGAGAACCAGTTGGAGTAACTTGTTCTTCTATGTCATTTAAAATGGCACTTGGCGAAACTATTAAAGTAACACAAGAACTTATTTGGGGAGAGGAAACAAATACTGAAACATTCTTAGCTCCAACAGGAACAGCTTTAGCAGGAGAAGTTCCATATACTTTCGTAAATGCAGTTATTACTAATCCAATTACAGGAAGTACATTAGCAACAATACAATTATTTGATTTGAATCTTAATACAAATGCAGAATTACTCTATGAGTTTGGTGGTGCAATAAGTGTAGATGCTTGGAGAAAGATTTTAGAAATGACTGGTAAGGTAACAGTTACAGTAAAAGATTCTGCTTTTCTTATAGAAGTATTAAATAGAGCTGAATCAGCAAATGATATGGTAATTACAATTTCAAATAATGGAGCTGGTGATGCTTTGAGAGAAATAAAACTTACGTTTACAGGAGTTAGTTTTTCAACTCATGGAAATACGGGAATTGAACCCGGAGAATTGGTTTTGGAGAATGTTGATTTTCAAGCAAGACGGTGTGTAGCAGTAGCCACTAATGAAGAAACCGCTATACCATAGAGAAAGGTTTATATAATTCCATTTTCATAATATTGGTATGTCAACAGACTTAAAATTACATGATTTTCAATGTAAGATTAATGGTCAAGACGTTACTTTAAAGTTGAAGACCGATTTATCTTGGGGAGAGGTTCAAGAACTTTTAAATAAATCAACAAGATCCTTAGAAAATGGTCAGCAAGAATTTATGTTCAGCAATTTCTGTGATATATTGTTATCTAAAACAATAGTTGAAGGACTTCCATTTCCATCTACTAACTTGGTGAAAATGAAAGCATTACCGATGAGTGAAGTTAGTGTAATCTTAGGAGAGATCATGCGTGTAATCCCTTTAGAGAGCTATTTCGACAATCTGGGGATGAATCAACTCCAAGTCGAAAAAACCCCAAAAACATAAGTGATCAAGCATATGCCTATTGTGCATTAGCGTTTGGATGGGATAAATTTCAGGTAGATAAATTACCAGCTCAATATGTATTAGATACAATATTTATAAGTATGAGAATGATAAAAGACATATTCGAGGGAATTAAGATATAATGAGTAGCTCAGCATATGTACTAAAAATAGCTATCGATGATAGCAAGATTAAGGAAATCGAAAAACGTTTAATGAATATAGTAGGTGGACAAGCTGGAACAGGTGGACTTGCTGGTAAAATTACTGGAGCTGCTGGTGGTGGTGGCACTTCTGGTATGATGAAAAATATAGCAAAATTAGCGGGAATTGCAATAGGGGTAGCTGCTGTTGTTACATTAGTTCAAAAGATAGCAGACTTAACAGTAGCATCTTCACCAATGTTACAACAAATGTTTAAATTAATTAATTTCGGTGTTATGTTATTATTAAGACCAATAGGAGATTTCTTTGGATTTTTCTTAAGACCTATCGTCATATACTTTTTACGTTCTGTAATATTACCTTGGTATAGAATTGCAAGACCGTTAATGGCAAAAGCAGGACAATGGTTAGGAAGTCAGCTTGTAACTAATCCTGTTGGTACATTAACTAAATTTGGAGTATTTGGACAGCTTCCCGCATTAATAGCAAATTGGGATTCTATATTAGCACTTGCCAATAAATTTTTAGGGGGAATAGGAGAAACAATAAACACATGGATAGCATCACTTAATTTACCTTCACTTTCACAACTTTCTACAGGTATTATAACTTGGATAGATACACAATTATCTGGTTTAGTTCAATGGTGGTATCTTATATGGAGTGGAATTAATTCATGGATACAAGAAAATATACCAAAATTACCAAGTTGGGAAGCTATAACAACTGGAATTAATGAATGGATTACTAATGCAGTTGCATTGTTACCATCATGGGATGATATAACAAAATCTCTTTCAGGAATACATACTGCTATACTTAATATAGCAGAAGCCATAAAAAACTTTTTTATAGATTTAGCTGCAAAGTTTGGAATTGATATTAGTGGTCTAATAAATACACCAAAAGCATCAGCAATATCAGAACCAGTAGGAATATCTAATCCTGAAGAATATATGTATCCTTGGCTAACAGAAACTCCTCAACAAAATATGTCAGATCATACAAAAGGACATGGTAGATAATGGCAAAATTATATTTAATTAAATTTGAATCCAATGGAACAACTGAAGAATTTAGATATGAAGTGCGTAACCTGAAAAGATGGGGTTATGATGTAAATACACCAGTTTCACCAATGCCTTTACCAGAAGAAGATGCAACAGAAAATATACTT